AATGTAACTGGTAATACTACATTAGCTAATAGATTGAATGTAACTGGTAATACAACATTAAGTGGATTATTAACTGTAACTGGTAATTCTACTTATAGTGGAGATTTAACTGTAACGGGAACAGCTACAGCAGCGCATTTTGATAACGTATCTGATATTACACTAAAAAGTAATGTGCATTCGATTATGTTTGCTACTGAACTTCTAGACCAATTAAATCCAGTTACATTTAATTGGAAATCAGATAATACTAAATCATTTGGATTAATTGCACAGGATGTAGAAAAAATTATCCCTGAAATTGTTCGTAATAAAGAAAATGGAATTAAATCAGTTGCATATATAGAATTAATACCATTATTAATAACTGCTCTTAGAGAGCAAAAAGAATATATTAATGATATTGAAAAAAGATTAACCAATTTGTCTAGTAATCCGGGGAGGAAATCGAAGATGACAAAAAAACCCAAGAATAGTTTACCAGAATAATGATATCAATGAATGTTATGATAGCCTCTCCATCCTATGATGGAAAGGTAGACGTAAGACATGCTATATCTCTAGTAGAAACGGCTAAAATAGGTCTGGCTAATAATATCAATATATTACCATTATATGTGTCATTCGATGCTATGTTGCAGCGGGCACGTAATGATATTTGTAAATTGTTTTTACAAAGTAATGCAGAATTTTTATTATTTATTGATGCAGACCAAGATTGGAATCCAATGGATGCATTTAAATTAATAGGACATAATGTTCCTATTGTTGCTGCGCCGGTAATGAAAAAAAGTGTGAATCCAATGTATAATGTAAAATTATACGGCGATTATATTGTTAATGATAATGGGCTTGTTAAAGTAGATGGTGTGGGAACTGGCATGATGTGCATTAGAAGAGATGCTATGGATGCATTATGGAATTCTAGTGACATATATTCGGATAAGGCAGATGAGTATTCTAGAAATATATTTGAAATCAAAATTATAAATGGAAATTTATATTCAGAGGATATGGTGTTCTGTGAGAAATGGAAAGCTATTGGAGGAACTATCTTTATTGATCCTACAATTGATTGTGGACATAATGGACCAAAAAGATGGGAAGGTAATTTCTCTGAATGGATAAAATTAGTTAAGGATATAAATTAATGGCAATTAAAATCAATGGCGTTACTGTCTTAAATTATGATGGAGCAACATTTTCCGCAAATAATATTGCCGTTGGTAAGAGCGCATTAGCTAATAATACGACTGGTGATTATAATGTCGCGCTAGGCACACTAGCTTTAGCTAATAATACGACTGGTATTCATAATATTGCAATAGGATATCAATCATTAGTTAATAATGTTACTGGCATTACTAATATTGCATTAGGAACTCAGGCATTAGCTAATAATACGATTGGCACTAGAAATATCGCATTAGGATATCAATCATTATTAAATAATACGACTGGCACTGATAATATTGCTATTGGACAACAGACATTAGCTAATAATACTACAGGCACTAGAAATATTGCATTAGGAATTCAGACATTATTAAATAATACTACAGGCACTAGAAATATTGCATTAGGAACTCAGGCATTAGCTAATAATACTATTGGTGCTGATAATATTGCTGTTGGTAAGAGTGCATTAGCTAATAATACAACTGGTGATTATAATATCGCGCTAGGCACACTAGCTTTAGCTAATAATACGACTGGTTCTAGAAATATTGCATTAGGATATCAATCATTATTTAATAATACGACTGGCACCGATAATATTGCACTAGGATATCAATCATTAGCAAATAATACTACTGGTATTAGAAATATTGCACTAGGATATCAATCATTATTAAATAATACTATTGGCACCGATAATATTGCACTAGGACAGCAGGCATTAGCTAATAATACTACTGGTGTTAGAAATATTGCACTAGGACATCAGACATTAGCTAATAATACTACTGGTATTCATAATATTGCAATAGGATATCAATCATTAGCTAATAATACTACTGGTATAAGAAATATTGCATTAGGGGTTCAATCATTATTAAATAATACTATTGGCTACGATAATATTGCATTAGGAAATCAGGCATTATTAAATAATACTACTGGCTACGAGAATATTGCACTGGGGCAACAATCATTAGCTAATAATACTATTGGTGTTAGAAATATTGCATTAGGACAGCAGGCATTAGCTAATAATACTATTGGTGTAAGAAATATTGCATTAGGATATCAATCATTATTAAATAATACGACTGGCAATGATAATATTGCATTAGGAAATCAGGCATTAGCTAATAATACTACTGGCACTGATAATATTGCATTAGGATATACTGCATTAGCTAATAATACTACTGGTGCAAGAAATATTGCACTAGGAAATCGGGCATTATTAAATAATATGACTGGGGATGATAATATAGCAGTAGGATATCAATCATTATTAAATAATACTACTGGTGTAAGAAATATTGCAATGGGATATTATACATTAGCTAATAATACGTCGGGATTTGATAATATTGGTATTGGACATGCAACATTATATTATAATACGACTGGCAATAGAAATATAGCATTAGGATATCAATCATTAGTAAATAATACTATTGGCTACGATAATATTGCATTAGGAACTCAGGCATTAGCTAATAATACTACTGGTGCAAGAAATATTGCACTAGGATATCAAGCATTACTCGCTAGTGCTAGTGGGTCAAACAATGTTGCTATTGGATATCTATCTGGTTTAACGATAACTGGAAATAACAACGTAATTCTAGGTGGATATAGCGGAACTGGTAATCCAATTGGAGGGAGTGCAAGCGGATATGTAGTCCTTTCTAATGGATTAGGACTTGTAGGATTAAATATCAGCCCAACAGGAAACGTGTCCCTGGGAAGTGTTTCATCTAATACTAAATTAGGTGTTAATGGTCCTATTGCATTAAGCCCTCCAATCATAGTCACCGCCGCAGCATATACCGTTCTTGATGCAGATTCAAGCATTGTATTCAATACTGCTGCGAATTGTAATGTTGTCATGCCTGCTGCTGCTACATATCCGGGTAGAATTCTTTACGTGAAGACATTGGCCGCAATGTCAATTAATAGCACATCAACTAATATAAAACCTATTGGTTCTAATACTGGCGCAAATTCAATTCTTACTAATTCATCAGGAAAATTTTCAATGCTTCAGTCAGATGGGGTAAATTGGATAACGATGATGAATAACTAGGAGAATTTCTATGGCAGATTCAGTAAATTTAATAGTTGATCAAGGCGCAACTTTTGAAGTAGATTTTCTCATTAAAGATTCTGCTAATAATACTATTAATCTTAGCACATATACTGGGGTAGGTAAAGCTAGAAAATTTATTTCTGCTAATACCGCAGTATCATTTCAAGTTAATACTTTTTCAAATGGTATTATGCGAGGAACATTAACGTCTCTTCAAACTAATAATATGTCATATAAAGACAAATATGTTTATGATTTCAAATTGACATCCTCATCAAATGTTGTATCTAGAGCAGTAGAAGGATTCATTACTATTAATCCACAAGTATCGTATTAATGCCGTTAGTTAGATTAGAATCTAAAAAAGAATATAACGTATATATAAAGGATATAGAAATTCTTGTTAAGTTACAAGATAGAAAAGAATATGTAATATATCTAAAACCGGAGCAAGATTAATATGGCAATTCCTACTACAAGAGAACAATTTAAAGAATATTGCCTTAGAAAATTAGGATCGCCTGTAACTAAAATAAATGTTGCCGATGAACAAATAGAAGATAGAATTGATGAATCATTAAAATATTATTATGATTATCATTTTGATGGAACTGAAAAAATGTTCCTCAAATATATTGTAACTCAGACTGATAAAGATAATAAATATTTAACTATCCCTGAAAATATAATGGGTGTTATTAACATCTTTGATATTGGTAGTGCTATTAGTAGTGTCAATATGTTTGATGTTAGATATCAGATGGCCCTTAATGACATGTATCATTATACTAATGAATCCCTAGTTCCTTATTATACGATGATGAGTAAGGTTAGACTATTTGAAGAAATAATCATAGGTAAACAACCTATTAGATATAATCGTCATATTAATAAATTGTATATTGATATGAATTGGGAAAAACTAAATACTGGTGATTACATCGTCGTAGAAGCCTATCAGATAGTAGACCCAGATGTTTATACTGATGCCTGGGGAGATAGGTGGTTATCTCATTATGCCACGGCATTGATAAAGGAACAATGGGGTATCAATCTAACTAAATATACTGGTATTCAGTTAATGGGTGGAATTACTTTTGATGGGCAAAGAATTTTATCTGAAGCTAAAGGCGAAATTTCCGAATTAGAGTCAGAAATGATTAATTCATATTCATTACCTACTGCGTATCTATTAGGATAATATGAATGGCGGTAAATTTTTATTTTGATAAATCATATAAACAAGAACAAGATTTAGTTGAGGACTTAGTAGTAGAGTCTATTCAAATACATGGTTTAGAATTAAAATATTTACCAAGAACATTAGTAAAACTAGATGATATCTTCAAGGAAGATTTAATTTCATTATTTGATAGAGCATATACTCTAGAAGGTTACGTTGTGGAAACAACAGGATTTGGTGGTCAGGGAGATATGATTACTAAATTTGGATTTGAAATAAGAGATAGTATGTCATTTAATATATCAAAAAGAAGATATATGGAAGAAATTGGAAATCATGAAAATAATGTAAGACCAATGGAAGGGGATATTATTTATTTTCCCACTACTGGCAGTTATTTTGAAATTAAATATGTTAATACTACAACTCCATTTTTTACTTTAGGTAAGAATTATGTGTTTCTTATTAAATGTGAATTGTTTGAATTCTCATCAGAGAGAATTGATACTGGTATTCCAGAAATTGATAATACGATTAATAAATTCTCATTGGCTAATACTGGCCCAACTTCTATTCTCACAGAATTAGGAATAGAATTGGAAACAGAGGATGATAAAGTTATTGAAATGGAATATAATACAGAATATAGACAAGAACGTAATTTTCAGAATATTATTATTCAGACTGAATCTGATCTAATTACTGATTTCTCAGTCACTAACCCATTTGGAAACGTATAATGTTAACAAATAATTATTATTACCATACTTTATTAAAAAAATATGTAATATATTTTGGATCATTATTTAATGATATCGTCATTGAACGTAGGGATAATGATGGGTCTTTAATACAATCAATAACTGTTCCTATAGCATATGGACCAAAGCAAAAATTCATTGCTAGAATGGAGGAAGATTTAAAAGCTGAACGTTCTATAGCAATAACACTTCCCAGAATTTCATTTGAAATAACTGCAACATCATATGATGCATCTAGAAAATTAAATAACCAACAAAAAATAGCTATACAGAACCCAATTAATAGTAATGAATATAATTATGTTCATACGTTGATACCATATAACATTACATTTTCATTAAGTGTGTATTCTAAAAATGTAGAAGATAATTTACAGGTAGTAGAACAAATATTACCTTATTTTGCACCAGAATGGACATCATCTATTATATTAATACCTGATTTAGATTTAGCTATGGATATTCCAGTAGTATTACAAAATGTTGTTATGGGCGATCGTTATGACGGATCAATGGAAACTCCAAGATATATTGTTAATACTATACAATTTGTCATGAAGGCATGGTTATGTGGACCAATTCGTAATGTTGGAATGATTAAAAGAACAACTATTAATCTTTCTAAAATGGGCGGAACATTTGTAGATTTATATGTTACATCAAATAATAATCCTGCATTCCTTGAAGGAGATTTAATCTATCAAAC